ATGCAAGACGAAAAGCTGCAAAAAGCCATCGACGAATTCATCTTACAGCGTATCAACGACTGTGGTCTCAATGAGACGGATGCTCTACAGGAAGCGTGGGACAAGTTCAAATCGAGCTGCAATCAGCTCAAAAATGTCACCTCCCCTGAACACATCCCCCTGTTCGCTGCGTGTGAGGACACTTTCGCGCTGGTCGATGGGGAAATAGTTCAATGCTACTACCGTGCCGGGTTTTCCGACGCGGTACTATTTTTACTCGGATGTGGGAATCAGAAATGGAACTGAACTATAACGTAAGCGGTGAGTGCCGCAAGGAACTGGTCGCCAGCATCGCTGAGATCACCGGGACCGACTCCAAATACCTGGGTGCGCCCACCTTCGCCTACCAGGTGGATTACTTCACTATCGACCGCAACGGCATTGTTACTTTCGATGACCGCGCCGACAGTGAGAAAATCGAAAACCTCCTGGAAAAGCTGGACGCGGCGGGATTCCACGCCGAGCCGGTCACTGACGGCGGCGACAAGCCTGCCCCCACCGAGATGACCACCGAGGAAACCCACGGTGCTGCTGACGAGGAGCCGGACAATCTGGTGGTATCCCTGCCGCTGGACGGTTTCACCGAAAGTAGCCTCGACAATCTGCGCAGATTGGTGGACAGCAAGCAGAGCCTCATCAAGAAAGCCCTCGGTGCAGAGGAGCTGCCCATCGAAGTGACCGAGGACCGGGTTTTCTTCCCCTGGTTCTCCGGCACCTTCGACCCGGACACCACCCAAGCATACATTCAATTCATCGTCAGCCTCTGCGCCATGGCGAAGGAGGCCAAGCGTGTGACCGCCACCGAGAAGCCCACCGACAACGAGAAGTACGCCTTCCGGTGCTTCCTCCTGCGGCTAGGCTTTATCGGAAATGCGTACAAGGCCCACCGGAAGATCCTCCTGAAAAACCTGACCGGCAGCTCGGCTTTCAAGGCTGGAGCCAGAAAGGAGGCTGCGACCGATGCAGTTTTCGAATAAGGAGACGGTGGAGCGCGTGCGCCAGGAGTACCCGGTGGGATGCCGTGTGGAGCTTCTCCAGATGGACGACCTCCAGGCACCGCCAATCGGCACGAAAGGTACGGTGACCGGGGTGGATGATACCGGAAGCCTCCTGGTGAACTGGGACAACGGCTCTGGACTGAATGTGATCTACGGTGTCGACCGGGTCAAGAGACTGTAAGATACACAACTTTAGACCGCTATATTTGGTGGTTATACATCTCGGAATACACTTGATATAGTACCCGTTTAGAGCGAATATGTGTACACCGAAAGGAACAAACCACACTTTTTCAGGAGGTACACACCATGAACGCAAAGACGGAGAGACAGATCGCAGAGATGAAAAACCAGACCATCGGGGTCGAGGTGGAGATGAACAGCATCAAGAGAAGCCACGCCGCAAAGATCGCCGCCAGCCGGGGCTGCGGAGTTCACATTCACATCGGAGCCAACGGCCACACCGCCCAGACACTCCGCAACCTTGCCAACATCATGGCAAGCCATGAAAGCCTCCTAACTGATGCCCTTGCCTTGGATCGCAGCCGCATTAACAGCTACTGCCGCACGGTAAACCCCCGATTCATCCAGCAGCTCAACAAGCGCAAGCCCACTACCATGAGCGACCTCGCTGACATCTGGTACACCTACAACAATGCCAACTACGACAGAGACTATCATTACAACGACAGCCGCTACCATATGCTCAACTACCATGCGACTTTCACCAAGGGTACCATCGAGTTCCGTCTTTTCCAATTTGACGAGCCCGCAGACGGCAAGCAGAATGGCCTCCACGCCGGGCAGCTCAAGAGCTACATCCAACTTTGCCTCGCATTGAGCCAGATGGCGAAGAGCGTCCGCACCGCCAGCCCCAAGCCCCAGCAGAACGAGAACCCCAAGTACGCCATGCGCACCTGGCTCCTCCGCCTGGGCTTCATTGGTGAGGAGTTTGCCACCGCCAGGGACATTCTGACCCGCCGTCTCGCCGGTGACGCCGCCTTCCGAAACGGCAGAGCCGCTGCTTGAAGGAACTAGCCGCAGGCCCCCGATCACCCGCCCAGGCGGGCTTTCGGTGGTAGGGCCAACATATACTCGTTGGTTCTCCCGAGCCAATTCCCTTTGGGGCGAGGGTGAAGGGGCTTTACCCAGGAAAGGATGGAACAAGCATGAACAAACGATACTATATCGCCTACGGCAGCAACCTCAATGTTTCGCAGATGCGGATGCGCTGCCCACACGCTACGATCCTTGGCACGGCAAATCTGAGCGGCTGGGAGCTGCTGTTCAAGGGAAGCAAAACTGGCTCCTACCTCACCATTGAGGAGTGCGAGGGCGGCACAGTGCCTGTGGTGATCTGGGAAGTGACAGAATCGGACGAGGCTGCCCTGGACCGTTACGAGGGTTTTCCCACCTTCTATTATAAGAAGGACATCAAGCTTCAGTATAAGGGCATCCGCACCGGAAAGCGCAGAGCGGTGACGGCCTTTGCCTATATCATGCACGAGGAGCGACCCATCGAAGTGCCGACCAACGGCTACATGAGGACTTGCCTGGAAGGGTACGACACCTTTTTCTTCGATAAGAATGTGCTGATGGACGCCTACGATAAATGCAAGGAGGTATGCGGCAATGAAGGATAATGTGATCCGAATGGCGGTCTGCCCGCTGTGCGGCAGAACTTACCACGGCGCTCCGGCCCTTTCGAGGACGGACAACGAGACTCTCATCTGCCCAGATTGCGGGACACGGCAGGCACTCCAATCCATCGGTGTGGACGCCGCCGAGCAGGAGCAGATCATCGAGACGATCCACCGCCACACGCAGGCATAATCTACACAGTTTTCCGGTCCCATCTTTGTGAGGAATAATCAAATTAAGACACTTGAGGTTGCATCAGTATAAATGATGCGACCTTTTTCTTATACAGAGAAACGGGCAGTCAAAGCAAATGCGATGCTTCGAAAAATTTCAAGCAGCTCAAAACCCGAACTGTTTAACGACCACTACTCCATCAAGCACAGAAAAATAACGCAAATTTATAAAAATATTTTTTAAAGCGGACAAAATCTGTCCGGTTTAACCGTTACTCTATGAAGTGCAGTAAAACATGATAAAAATTTTTAAAATATTTTTTAAAGCGGAAAAAAGTCTTCCGGTTTAACTGCTACTATAACGAAAAAGAGAAAAAATCTTTTGAATGGTTCATTAGGTGAACCATTCGTTTGATAGGATCTCACACATCGAGGGGGTGAGAAAAATGGAAAAGATAACGATTAGTGTTCAGGAACTTGCAAACTGCCTTGGTATCAGTCTGCCCAAAGCATATCAGCTGACCCACAAGCCCGGGTTCCCGGTCGTGCGGATCGGAAATCGGCGGCTGATTCCTATGAAGGAGTTCCGAGCGTGGCTTACAACAATGTCTGAGGAGGGCGGTTCCAATGAACAAAACAGCAACTAACGAATTTCAAATCACGGTCTATTACGCAGATCAGTGCGGCAACGCAAAGAACAGCCGCTACCCCAATACAGCGGTTGTGACCGATACCGATACTTTTCGGCGTTTGATCGGCTGCGACCACACCTTTATTCTTTTTCGCGGTGCTCGGCGCAGCAAGAGCAATTTTGAGGAGACCTCTGTGGCGGTCTTTGATTGCGATAACGACCACTCGGACGCTCCTGACGATTGGGTACATCCCAAGGACATTCAGAACGCTTTCCCCGGTGTTGGGCACCTGATCTACACCAGTCAACACCATATGATGCCCAAGGGCGGGAGAACACCCAGGCCCAGATTTCATGTGGTGTTCTTTGCGGAATTGTGTACTTCGGCGGACAATTATACCACATTTCTCAAGAAAGTACATCAGGTATTCCTGTACTTTGATGAAAACGCCACGGATGGCGGACGGTTTTTCTTTGGCAATTCAAACGCAGAGGTCCTGTTTTGCCCTGGGGAGCACACGATCAACGACTTTATGACGGAATGGGAGGCGAACCAAGCACTGCTTGCGCTGGGCGAGGAGATCCCTGAGGGGAGCCGCAATTCGGATATGTTCCGGTTCGCTGTCTGTACCATGAAGCGATATGGGGACACAGAGGTATCGCATACAAGATTTCTCGACAAAGAGGGGTGCTGTACGCCTCCGCTGGAAGATGGGGAGTTGCAGCAGATCTGGAGCAGTGCCAGACGGTATTATGAACAGATCCGGAAACAGGACGGGTATGTGGAGCCGGAGGTATACAACGAACCGCAGGAGCCGGTCTGGGACACACCGATCCCGTTGGATGAGTTTGCGCTCCCGACCTTTCCTGTGGACGCGCTACCTAGGGCTATTGGTCGATATGTGGTCGCCTTGGCAGAAAGCACCTAGACCCCGGTGGACATGGCGGCATCGGCTGCACTGCCCATCTTATCCGTCTGCCTGCAGGGGAAGTACACCGTCCGGGCAAAAGCTGACTGGTATGAGCCGCTCAATCTGTATTCCCTCATCGTTATGGAGCCGTCTGAGCGAAAGTCCGCTGTGGAAAACGCCATGGTGCGTCCTATTGACCGCTATGAAGCCGAGATCAACACCATAAACGCCGCGGCCATTGAGGGGAGCAAGATGCGCAAACAGATCCTGGAGCGCAGACGGAGAGCACTGGAAGACCAGGCGGCAAAGGGCAAGGCAGACCCGGCTGACCTGGACAAGATCGCCGCCGAGATCGCAGAGTTTCGGGAACTGAAGCCTCTGCGTCTGTATGTAGACGATGTGACCACAGAAAAGATGACCTCGGTGCTGGCAGACAATGACGGTCGAGCGGCGATCTTATCCACGGAGGGCGGAATCTTTGATACCCTGGCCGGTATCTACACCAAAAATGTCAACATCGATGTTATGCTTAAAGGTTATTCCGGGGACAGCATCCGAGTAGACCGCATCGGCAGAAACAGCGAAAGTATTTTGAACCCCGCCCTTACCGTATTGCTGATGGTACAGCCCAATGTGCTTTCCGGGCTGATGCAGAACGGCACCTTCCGTGGGCGGGGGCTGACCGCCCGATTCCTCTACTGTATGCCGCCGTCCGCGATCGGAAAACGCCGATATCGCTCAGCATCGGTACCGGACGATGTGTATCTGGAGTATGAGCAGCTTCTCCGTGACCTGCTGGAGGATGATTACGGGTCCAGCCCGGAGATCATATCCCTTAGCCCGGAAGCGGATGCCCAAATAGAAGCCTTTGCCGAGGAATTGGAACCGAAGTTGCGGCAGGAATATGCGGATATCTGCGATTGGGCTGGCAAGCTGGTGGGCAACACCCTCCGCATCGCAGGATCACTTTCCAGAGCGTCTGTGCTGCGAAACCAGGCCAGCTTTCTGTGTGACCCGGAGCCGGTGGTCATTGATGGCACGACGATGCAAAACGCCATCCGTATCAGCCGCTATTATATCGAACACGCCAAAGCCGCCTTTGCCCTGATGGGAGCTGACTCTGTCAACAAGCAGAGCAAATATGTCCTGAATGCGATCCGCAACAGCGGCCTGACGGAGTGTACCCGGCGAGATGTCATGCGCCTTTGTCGCAGCTTCAAACGAGCGGAGGATGTTCAGCCGATCTTGGACCATTTGATCGATTACGGCTATCTGGCTTTAAAGGACACAGCTGGCTATTCCGGTAAAGGCAGGCCGCCTGCCCAAATTTATCTCGTCAACCCCTGCCTTTATGAAGAACAACAGGCAAGTTGAAGAATATTGTCCTTTTTGTCCTTCAGTCCCTTATGTAACGGCATGAGCCTTAAAAGAAAGAAAAAGACTTTTTCTTCTTTTATATTATATGTTTTTCCCCTAGGGACACTGTGACAGAAAGGACAAAAGCAGCATGGACGAAGGGAGGTGGGACAATGGAGAAGGACTTGACCCGCTATCTGTGGAAAGGGCTAGACTTGGACCGATATGAGGTCGTAGATATTATCCCAAAGGATGCACAGAACGCCGTGATCATAATGCGGCACCGCGACCCGGATGACCGCCACTGGTGCATCGAGTATCTGGGAGGCGGACACTATTTCGACACCTGGGACGAGATGACTGCTTACTACTGTGAGCGTTTTCTGCCCCGCTGCAAACGCACACACTGAACAAACTGAGGAGGAACTATCATGTATCACGAAAGAAATGTTGACAAGCTGAAAGAGTATCTGGATGCCATTATGGGCATCCAGCCCAAGGAACAGGCACCCAGCGACACTGCCCGGGCAGAAGCCTACCGCACCGCATTCTGGGACAATATGTACACCGGAATGCCCAACAATACTATCAAAGAGGGCCATGTGGCTGGCGGTACTTACCTGGTGCCGGACAGCTTTGAAAAGCGTCTGGTGGAAGGACTGGCCGAGGAGAACGTCCTGAGAAAGATCGGAAATGTGTTCTCTGCCCCGGGCAGATTGCGCCTTCCCGTGGCAGACACCGCCTTAGAAGGCAAATGGGTGGGAGAGAATGGCTGCTTTGAGTTCAATGATCTCACATTCTCGGAACTGGTCTTTACACCTCATAAGCTGGGAACTTCCATCCTGGTGTCTGAGGAGCTGCTGGAGGACTCCGGCATTGATTTGGAGAACCATATCTCCCGGTTGTTCAGTGAGCGTATTGGCAAAGCCGAAGAGGAAGCGTTTATCAGAGGCGATGGCAATGGCAAACCTCGGGGGCTTATCTATCAGACCTCCGTCGGCACAGAAACCGCCTCCGCCGATACGGTCACGCCGGATGACATGATCGATCTCATGTACTCGGTCAAGCCCGCCTATCGGGCCAACGGGACTTGGCTGGTTTCCGAACAGGCGTATTTGCAGTTGCGGAAGGCCAGGACCTTGGATGGACGGCAGCTGTGGCCTACCTCGCTGGCGGAAGGTGAGGTCATGAAGCTTTTGGGACACCCCATCCTGGTCAGCAAGTATCTGGACGGTGTGTTACCCGGTGCAAAAACGGTGCTGTTCGGTGATTTCAGCTACTTCTGGATCGCGGAACACGGCAAACGGAATATCAAGCGGCTGGCAGAGCGGTATGCCGACCTGGGACAGGTGGGATTCTTCGCTTCTCAGCGAGTGGATGCCCAGCTGGTATTGCCCGAGGCGGTGAAAGCACTGGAGGTCAAAGCGGCCTAAGAACTGCTGGGGGGCGGCCATGATGACCGTCCCCCTTTTGCGAAAAAGTGATGTAAAAACAGGCCGTAAACTGTCCTGAAATCCACGCAAAAATCCTGCAAAACACCGACCTTTTAGCGAAACAAGCCGTTGATTCCGCCTGGTATCACTGCAATATCGCACTGACCGGGGTATCCCCCCCTCTTTCATTTTGCGGAAATTCGTGTTTGAGGGGGCCCCGGTCTTTTGGAAGAAAGGTCGTAGAGATTTGACCCGCCCCCTGGGGGCAGAGAGGAACGTTACCATGCGTCAACAGACCAAAGAGCAGATCAGCAGACTGCATCAGGATGGCTACAACGTCACCGCCATCGCCGCCATGACCGGAGTGCCGCCCGGCACCGTGCGGTCACACCTGCGCCGCCGTTCGGACACCGTGCATCCAATGACCTGTCCCCAGTGTGGAACTGCCGTGAAGCGGTCGCTGGGGCACCCAAACAAAAAGTTCTGCTCCGACCACTGCCGTATGGCGTGGTGGAACACTCATCCAGAAAAGGTAAACAAAAAGGCATATTACACCCTGGCCTGCCGCCAATGTGGAAAGGAGTTTGAGAGCTATGGAAACAAAAATCGCAAATACTGCTGTCGGCAATGCTACGCTGAAGCCCGGCGGCACTCTACCTACACATGAGAGTCTACTCCGTTATCGGACGGCAGTCACCACGCTGGAAACCATGACGGGGATGGGCATCCTCACCGCGAGAGAACTGGCTGCGGCGAGGGAGAAGATCGCCCAAAAGTACGGCCTATCTTCGGATAGTATTTTGCGATAAAGTCCTGGATATTTCCCGTCTTTAGAGCGTTAATAGGACTGGAGATCGATACAAAGGAAGTGAGAGAAAGTTGAAACGAACCGTGACCCAAGTGGTCTTTCCCACCATGCAGCTGCCCACGCTGACCCGTGTGGCGGCTTATGCCCGGGTGTCCAGCGGCAAGGATGCCATGTGCATTCTCTGTCAGCCCAGGTCAGCCATTACAGCGACCTCATCCAAGCCCACCCCGGCTGGGCGTATGTGGGGGTATATGCGGACGAGTCGCTGACCGGGACAAAGGAGGACCGGGAGAATTTCCAGCGTATGGTAGCAGACTGTAAGGCTGGAAAAATCGACCTGGTTCTGACCAAGTCCATCAGCCGATTTGCCCGGAACACAGTGACCTTGCTCCGAACGGTGCGTGAATTGAAAGCCATCGGTGTGGACGTCTACTTCGAGGAGCAGAACATCCACTCCATGAGCGGGGACGGCGAACTAATGCTGACTATCCTGGCATCCTACGCCCAGGAGGAGAGTCTCTCCGCCAGCGAGAACCAGAAGTGGCGCATCAAAAAGAACTTTGAAGAAGGGATGCCCTGGAATGGTACCGTGCTGGGGTATCGCTATCAGGATGGGCAGTATGTGGTCGCTCCGCAGGAGGCAGAAACGGTGAAGCGTATCTTCGCTCTGTTCCTTGCGGGAAAGGGCATCGAAGCCATCGCCAAAATACTGAACGCAGATGGGATACCCACTCGTCAGGGCAAACGCTGGGGCAAAAGCAGCGTCAGCAAGGTGCTGAGAAACTATTCCTACACCGGAAATCTGCTCCTGCAAAAGACCTACCGGGAAAATCACCTGACCAAACGAACACTGATGAACCACGGAGAACTGCCCCAGTACCACGCTGCCCATACCCACGAGGCGATCATTGACCTGGACACGTTCCATGCAGTGCAGGAGGAGATCAGGCGCAGAGCGGAGAAGCACACCCACCCCGGTGTTACGCCCAAAACCTACCCGTTTACCGGGCTGCTGGTCTGCGGCGGCTGCGGCAAGCACTATCGGAGGAAAATGACCAGGACAGGCCCGGTATGGATCTGTGCCACTTTCAACCAGTACGGAAAAGCCGCCTGCCCGTCTAAACAGGTGCCGGAGCCCACCTTGGAGACTGTTACCCGTGACGCACTGGGCTTGGATGAGATCACTGCCGATGCCCTCCACAATAAAATAACGGCGATACGGGTGGAGAACGGCAATCGGCTGGTGTTCCGCTTTCTGGATGGAACGGAAGCCGTTAAAACATGGACAGACCGCTCCAGAGCGGAAAGCTGGACAGATGAGATGAAAGAAGCCGCCCGCCAATATGCCAAGAAAGGAAATAAAACCTATGAGCACAGCTAAAAATGTCACCGTTATTCCGGCATTTCTTCAGATGCACACCGGGGTGCCCGTCTGCAAACCCGCCCGTCGGCGCACCGCAGGGTATGCCCGGGTGTCCACGGACAGCGATGAGCAGTTTACCAGCTATGAGGCCCAGGTGGACTACTACACCCGTTACATCCAAGAAAACCCCGAATGGGAGTTTGTATCCGTGTACACGGACGAGGGCCTGTCCGGTCTCAATACCAAGCACCGCGAAGGCTTCAACCAGATGGTGCAGGATGCGTTGGACGGCAAGATCGACCTGATCGTCACCAAATCCGTCAGCCGTTTTGCACGGAACACCGTAGACAGCCTGACCACCGTCCGCAAGCTGAAAGAAAAGGGTGTGGAGGTGTACTTCCAAAAGGAGAATATCTGGACGCTGGACAGCAAGGGAGAATTGCTCATTACCATCATGTCCTCCCTGGCGCAAGAGGAGAGCCGAAGCATCTCGGAAAATGTCACCTGGGGCCAGCGCAAACGATTTGCGGACGGCAAGGTCAGTATGCCTTACAGCCACTTTCTTGGCTACACCAAGGGCGAGAATGGGCTGCCCGAGATCGTACCGGAACAGGCGGAGACGGTGCGGCTGATCTATCGTCTGTTCCTCCAGGGGAAGTCCGCCGGGCATATTGCCAAGCATCTGACAGCGTCTGGTATTCCTACCCCGGCAGGCAGGAAAACATGGCAGTCCTCCACGGTGGAGAGCATCCTGACCAACGAGAAGTATAAGGGGGCTGCCTTGCTCCAAAAGAAATTCACCGTGGATTTTCTGACCAAAAAGCAGAAGGTCAACGAGGGCGAAGTTCCCCAATACTTTGTGGAGAACAGCCACCCCGCCATTATCCAGCCTGATGAGTGGGAATTGGTGCAGGCAGAGATGGCAAAACGAAAAGCCCGGGGCAAATACTCTAGCTGCCACAGTCCTTTTTCCGGGATGCTCATCTGTGGCGATTGCGGAGAGCATTACGGCTCCAAGGTTTGGCATTCCACCAGCAAGTACCGCCGGGTCATTTGGCAGTGTAATGGAAAGTTCAAGGGTGCGGAGAAATGCACTACGCCCCACTTATATGAGGAGGATATCAAGCGCCTATTTCTCTCCGCTTTCAGCGAACTAATGGTAGACCGCACGGAACTTTTGGAGGACTTACGCACAGTACAGGATACGCTGACCGACTGCACCGCCATTGATGCCGAGTGCGAGGAACTGCTTCGGGAGATGGAGGTGGTGTCCAGCTTGACCCAGCAGTGCATTGCTGAGAATGCCACCCAAGCCATCGACCAGGACAAGTATCAGAAACGCTACGAGGGCTACGCCCAGCGGTTCGAGAAAGCCCAGAGACGCTATGAGGAACTGCGGAAAGAGCGGGAGTACCGTCAAATCAAGCTGCAGGAGATCGGCGGGTTTCTGTTCGAGATCGCGGAACTGGACGAACTGCCCATCGAGTTCGACGAACACCTGTGGCGCACGGCGGTAGACCATGTGACGGTCTACGGGGACGAAAGGCTGGTGTTCCACTTCCGCTGCGGGCGGGAGATCACGGAGTGGTTGTGAGGGGCGGGGGAAGAGAGTGACCCGGCATAGAACACCAGAAAACTTTTAATCTCCTATGTCGGATACCTTTTCTAGCATTGATTTTATCATTTAAGAACGCTACAATAGACGTAATAAGAACACAGCAAAAAGCAACAAGAGGTTTCCCATGAAGAAAGAAAAATTCACCTGTCAACGGGACGGGCTGACCATACGAGGTCATGTGTTTGGCAAGGACGCTGCGCCAAAACCGGCGGTGATCCTGAGCCACGGATTCTTGGCCAACCAGAAAATGTGCTATGATTATGCCAAACTGCTTGCCGGGCTGGGCTATGTGGCGTTTACCTTCGATTTCTGCGGTGGC